AAATTTTACCGTGCGGTTACATGTAGATACGTGCATTACCTGCTACGTTGTCTGTACTTAGACCACTGACGATGATAACATGGTAGTACAGAGATGCGCCGAAGATATAATCTACGACACCATAACGAGTCATCAACCCAACACGTGGGCTGAAGTCGGTAGGACCAACTGTACGCTGAATCATCACAGGGATGTAAGGGCAGTAAACAATACCGGTATCATAATACTCAGTACCTTTGTAGCCTAATAGTGCATATTCTAAACCTTTACCTACTGTGTTACGGCCACCCAAGTTTTGTGCTTCTGTGCGAGTATCGCGATAGATGCTGAAACGGCCACCAACAGTACCAACCTTGGCGATGCCAGTGGGTTGAGTGTTGACGTTACCGTTAACGGGCATCCATTGGAACTCAGGAAGCATTTCTAGGATTGCACAAACACGAGGTGTTGCAACGATGAAATTCGCGGAACCACGGCGGTTACGGATAGCAATACGGTTAGCTTCGACAATGACCTTGGCGTAGAAGTCGCGGTTGCGTTCTCCTAACCAACGAGCATCAGCGGAAGCGGCATACCAGAAGCTATATCCTGTACCCTTACCAGCGTTCAGAGACAATTGAATCATTCTGACAATCATTTCACGGTCAATTTCGGCCTGAATTTCATAGCTCATCGCATTTGTTAATTCAGAGTCAATATCTAGACCATTCATGTTCTTCAAGTCTTGTTCAAGTTCAACAGACCAGCGAGCTGCGAGACGGCGTGTACCGGCTTCAACTGCAATCTTGGAGAACTCGACAGTTACCTGAGGAATATTACCAGTTAATTCGAACTGACTTAGGATAGCAGCGACACCCTTGTCTTCTTCATTCCAGGACCAATCACTGTTACCAGTGAGGGCAGCGGACGAAGTACCGGTGAAGCGAGTATCAAGGGTTTGGTAACCCAATTCACCGGGTCCTGCGACACGTTGAATTGTAGGGCCACCGACAGTCGCTGCAGTTCCCCAAGGGGTTCCTGCGCCGCCGTTTGCAACTCCATCAATACCATTTGTACCTAAAGCAGCATTTTCATATCTATAACGCATAGCGAAGGCCATGCCCACTGGACCATTCATAGGCTGAACTCCAACGATTTCATTGGTGATCAACTCAGGAAAAGTACGGCGAACCATGGGAATCAAGACTTTAGGCATACGGGCGTCTCCGCCTGCATACCAATCAGATCCTGCTGGGTTCATTGACCCTCCATAACTACCTGCATTGACGGATCCAAAGACACCACCTGTGCCACCAGCTGTATTGGATGTCTCATTAAGACACCATTTTTCTTGGTTTTCCATCAAAATGGCTGTAGCCAAACGGCTATGATCATTTTCAATGGGTCTAACTTTATCACTAGAGAAATCAAGCATTGGAGCCCATTTTTCTAGCAATTGAGTTGCACGGTTGCGGTCGATGTATCCGGGAGCGGAACTTACATTACTCATATGTTTATTTTAACTTTCTATTTCTGTGGATATACTTTCGAGAAACACGTCATGCATTTCTCCAACTGTTACTTTTTACTGAAAGACTTGAGTCCTTCTACGTAAAGATTTACTGGGTCAGCAGATTGGGCTGATTCCCTGATGATTTCCTGAGCTTTGGGAACTTTAGCATCTTTAGATACTGCTGTCTTTACGGCTTCGGACATCAAATTGTTTGAGGTCGAACGATCTTCTCGTTCAAACATACTGACAACATACTGAAAATTTTCTTTAATGTATTCAGGTGTTTTGTCACTTAAAATTTTAGTAATGAATTCTTTCTTGGAAGAAGGCATCCCTTTTGTTTTTTGTTCAATCAATAAAGAAGCTTTGGTGTTCTTTAGATTTTCATTAAGTCCAATGTTTTCTTTGTAAGATTCATTGAGCTTGGCTTGTAAATTATCAATCTTGGATTTACCTTGAATCACAATCTTCTTGAAATCTTCATTCAATGATGCGGGGTCAAAAGAAATAATCTTTTTAATCTGTTCTAATTGTTGTCGAGCAGACACATTTGCGACTGCTTCTGCTAATTGTTCTTTGGGTACAATTTTATCCAGATACAAATCTAAATAATTGCTCATCTCGGAAACAATTTTAGTACTGAAGGCTTCAGCCTTTTCATTTACGGCTGTACGATAGTAATTAACTACGTTTTGAAGTTTTTCAGCGTGGTTTTGACTAACAGCTTCAACCACATGTTTTAGTTTGCCGAGGTGGTCCGCGTCAATGGCTTCCAATAAAGTTTTTAATTTGGTAGCATGGTTTTCGTCTTGTTCACTCAAAGCCTTTTCGACTTCTAGTCCAACACGAGAGGAAACCTTTTCATTGACAGCCTGATTAAAGGCTTCTGCAATGACTGTGGCAGTGTCCTCGCTCAGTACGGAATTGTCGATTGATTTAAGAATAGCAGATATATTCATACAATGAGTGTAATAATGTTACTTAGTCTTGCCCATACCCTTTTTAACGGGTTTTTTACTCTTGGATTTAACTGAAGATTTTTTTAAATCTTTTTTAGGAGCTTTTTTATCTTGTTTCTTTTCTTCCTTTTTAATCTTTGCTGCAAGTTTGGCTTCAACAACTTGTGCTAATGTGGTGTGCGCAAATGCAAATTGTTTTTCAACCAACTGAGAAATGAACTTAGAAATTAATTGTTTGCTATTCATTGTATCTAGAAATATTTATCGTGCTGAAGGTCCCTCTAATGTTTTAAGAGCATTGATAAAAGCGATTACCTGTTCTTTTAAATAATTTTTTGTTTCTTTGGTTGGAAGAGATGCTATTTTTCGTTCAAACCCTTCGTAGGCAGGAACAAATTCTCCAGAAGACTCTAATACCCATTGTTTGGCTTCTAAAATGCCGTTTACAAATGCTGTAGGAACAGAAGGATCTGCTACAATATCTACAGCCATAATTTTAAAATCTGCAACAGTACTAACTCCATTTTTTTCTGCTACTAATTTACCCAAAGACCTACTAGAAACTCCCAACTTAGCACCATGTAAAATAAACCCACGAACTAAATTACCTAGTGGCATACCTTCACCGTATAAAATTTTACTCTTTCCTTCAAAAATGTTACCGTTTTGTTTTAAATCGGTTACAAGATGACAAGCTCTTTCTAAATTAATTTCCGGAGACTGTGGATGATTTAATTCTCCATAAGCTCTATGATTAGAAATCATTTCAGATTTATATCGGTCTACTTCTTTGACCATTTCATCTAAGGGATAAATTCTTTTATTTTTATTGGCTTCGTTTGCCATAAGAAAAGGCCCTTGAATAAACATGCTGGAAGGAGAATTGCGGTTTTTTTCTTCCACCAAATATTTGACTTCATATGTTGGTTCTTCCACTAGTAAACGGTAAACGTTGTCGCTCATATTTGATATTGTTAAATATTTATACTTAAAGGGTGTCCTATCAACAATTTGCTTGCGCGTCCCTGAAAATACATCTATAATTATTTTGATGACAAGTCCAATAAATTCAACAGTTGCTAGTTACCTTTCAATTAAACCAGTTATGCAAAGTATGAAAACTTTGAATGACCAACTTCCAAAAAATTCACTTCCAGTAGACTCTATGGGCACTATTCAAAGCAGAGCAGAACAAATTGCTCATCCACAACTTTCAATTTATAATGCTCATGGTATTGTAACTCCAAACTCTCCAAATACTTTGTTGGTTCATGCTTAGAGTTTTTTATTAATATCTTTTTCAGTCATTACAAAAAATAAATAACCGTTCTTTTCACTCCACTTTCTAGCAGCCTCCCATTTGGCGTTGTTGACTATGTATTGTGTTTGTTCGAAAAGAACGGTTTTTTTACTTTTACGAGGAGTTATTTTGGGAGTTTGTAAGAATTTTTCTGGTTTAATTTCAATTAAAAGTTTTTTTAAAGATCCGTCTGCTTCTTTGAGACAAACTACTAGATCTACAAAATAACGATGCATTTTATTATCTAGTGGTGAAATGTAGGGAATGATTACAGACTCAGATCCCCAAGTTACTACTTTATCATTAGAATCCATCCATCGATATGCTTTTAATTCTAAGCTAGATCTAAAAAATATAGGTACAGATCCTTTATACTTTTGTGGATTTTGAGGAGAGAATATGCCTTGGTTATATTCTTTGTTTTTATTGAGGTGTTTTCTCATTTATTAACCAATAAGAAATGGTATCGGGTCTCTGTCGATTAGATCAGAAGTGATTTCTGCTTCTAACTTATCTCTTTCAGATAATCCCTGACTCATTAAATCTGTATAATTGACAGACTGACCTCCAAAAAGAATAGAACCAGAAAATTTACCTCTGGTGTGGGCTACTGTGAGTTTGGTTAAAGCTAATGTATACCTATAAACCCATAACTGACTCACAATATCTTTGATGGGTTTCTGGACAATACATTTGACTAGGCCAAAATACACAGAATTTTGTGTAGGTTCTGGAATAATTTTAAGCATTTGAGTTTCAGGATAAAACCGAAGATATGGTGTAAGTGCTAATGTTTTTTCTCTGGTTTCTATCCATCCTTTCAAAGCTTGCCAAGTAACTAAATCATAACCCACATTACCCAGCAAATGACCGAAGTATGCTTGCTGTGCTATCGCGTGTTCTATAGTGAACAAAGTGTTGATTCCCGTGTTACTTCCTTCTTGGAAGGAAGAAACGTCAACAACGCGGCGGTAGTTGTTCATATCAAAGTCCCACCCAGTATATCCAAGGCGCATTTCATTGGGAACATTTGCTCCAGAAAGTGTTTGAGTTTGACCGGAGCCATTGACTATTACCACCTTATAAGCTCCTGGTGCTGGCGGCAGAGCAAATGTAATTCTTACAGTGTTTGCATCTGGGGTACTAACACTGGGATATACTAAACTATTGGTAGTAGTATCATATACATTTACAACGACCGTGGAGTCGTTCATATTATGAACAACATCAAAAGTGCTACGAGATCCGTCACCTATGACCTCATCATGTTCTGATAAGGATACAGTAAACATAGGGGGTCCATTATAATCACCAGTTGTAGTATTAGGATCTACTGCAAATAAATCTGGACTTATGTTTAACAATTTACCTATAGCAAGTCCCTGTTTTGGAGTATATAGATCAGATCTAAAAATTAAAAATTCTTCTGTATTGCCGGCAAATTTGGTAAAATATTCACAAGCAGTGTCTATTATGGTATAAAGCTGTTCGTCAGAAATTTCTATTTGAACCAACGGATATCCCAACATGCGCTTTACTCTTTCACCAAGTAATTCATAACTGGTTATCCTATTAGTAAAGGTGGTACTTCCGAATATACCACTTAAAGCTCTGCCGGAAGTTGCAAATATTGGGATTACTGCCATAATGTACTACTTATCCAGTAGGAGCGGCTTCTGGGGCTGGTGGCGGGGCTTCTCCGCCTTCTGGAGCAACGGCGCCGCCTTCTGGAGCAACGGCGCCGCCTTCTGGAGATACTTCTGCTCCACCTCCACCAAATTCTGGTATAGCACTACCTCCACCCCCCCCCCCCCCC